GCGCGACGGCAAGATTACCGAGCGCGACGGCTACAAGGTCATACAGGACTGGATGATTGCCACTTACAAACGCCCGATATATTTGGCGTGGCTCAAATGGTCAATCGACATGGGAATGGTTAAAATGAATCGCGGGCTTGGATCACCGTTGCCATTAGCAAAAATTGAAAAGTTTGCCGAGCATTCGTTTATCCCCCGCCGCTGGCAGTGGGTTGACCCGCTCAAGGACATGAAGGCTATGGAGCTTGCGCGCAAAAACAATTGGACATCTGACAGCCAGATTGTGAGCGAGCAAGGCTCCGACTTGACTGAACTTTACGATCAACAAGCAGAAGACGAAGAGTTGCGGATTCAAAAAGGCATCGAGAAACCGATTGACAAATCACTAACAAGTATCCAGAAACTGGATACATCACCAGCAAGCCAATGAGTAAGATTAAACAAATCCCGCGTCACCTAAACCGCATCGCTCACGTCGAGCTGGAGCGCGGTTTAAACGTGGATGCTCGCGAAGTCACGCTTTCGCTTTCGTCGGAAATGCCGATTCAAGACTTCCCTGGTGAGTTTACGATCCTCGACCACGGCACCGATGCCGTAATGCTTGAGCGCCTAAACACCGCGGCACCATTGCTGTTTAATCACGACCGAAACATGCACCTCGGCAAAGTCACGAGGGCATATGTCGAAGATCGTAAACTTTACGTGATCGCTAGATTCGGCAACTCCGAACTAGCGCGCGAGAAATTTCAAGATGTGCAAGACGGCATACTCACGGAAGTGAGCGTGTCTGCAAAGATCCACGAAGTTAAGCTGGAAGAGTCCGGGTCGGACGGGGTTGACACCTACAGAGCTACCAAGTGGGAACCGCTAGAAGCATCGCTTGTCACTGTCTCTGCTGACATTTCCGTCGGAGTCAACAGAACCGCAGCCAACCAACCCGACGACCAATACATCAAAATTTGTAATATTATGAGTGAACCAACCACACCCGCAACACCCGAGCCAATCGCTCGCGCCGAACCCACTGCAAAGCCAGTGATCGAATTCCGCACCGATCCTAAAGACATCGAGCGAAGCCAAAAAGCCGAGCGTGAGCGCGTCTCTGCAATCCACAGCCTAGCTAATCGCTATCAGGTTGAGGAAGCAGTCGTCCGCGACCACATCGACAACGACAAGCCACTGGAAGCATTCCAAGGCTACGTGCTGACGAATCGCCACAACGCGAAACCAGTTAATACGAAAAACCGTGAGCTTGGTCTTTCCGAAAAAGAAAAGGAAAGCTTCTCGGTTGTCCGCGCACTCTCGCAAACCGTCCGCGCAATGGACGGCCAGCACGGCGCATTTGACGGACTCGAAGCTGAGTGTTCGCGCGAAATGGAAAAGCTCATCGGCCGCGAAGCCAAAGGCTTTTTTCTTCCGACCGACATCAGCGAGCACCAGTCTGAAAAGGTCACACGCGAATTGAACCGCAACCTCTCCGCAGGTGTGGCAGCTAAGGGCGGATACACGATCGGCACGGACGTTCTTGGCGGCTCTCTTATCGAGTTGCTTCGCAATAAGTCGGTGCTGTCTGCTCTCGGTGTTCGCACCCTTAGCGGCTTGCGTGGTGACATCGCGATCCCAACCGTCGAAGGCGGCGCGACTGCTTATTGGCTGTCAGAAACTGGCGAAGTGACCGCTTCTGATCAAGCCTTTGGTCAGATCGGAATGACGCCAAAGCGCCTAGTTGGTGATACTGCATACAGCAAGCAATTGCTTACGCAGTCTAGTATCGGCGTTGAAGCGTTTGTGCGCGACGACCTAATGACCGTGCTGGCTCTTGCAAAAGACTTAGCGGGCATTACAGGCAGCGGCGTAAGCGGGCAGCCTAGAGGCATCATGAACACGACCGGTATCGGCTCCGTAACGTTTGGCGCAACTGCCACACGTGCAAAGGCAATCGAATTCCAGACTGACGTTGCCACTGCAAACGCTTCACGCGGCTCCCTGAATTACCTGACATCGCCCGCAGTTGCAGGCGCATGGATGGGCATCGCAGAAGAGTCTGGCGCGGCACAATGGCTCTGGAAGGGCAACATCGACGAAGGCCAAGTAGTCGGTCGTCCTTGCCAATCCAGCAACCAGGTGCCTGACAACAAGGTGATCTACGGAAACTTTAATGATGCCATGTTTGCGGATTGGGATGGGATGGACGTAGTTGTCGATCCTTACAGCCTCAAAAAGACCGGGCAAATCGAAGTGACTATCCAGTTGCTTACCGACTTTGCAGTCCGCCACGCTGCATCGTTCTCCGTCTCATCTGACGCTGGCAATCAGTAACCACTGACCGACCTCGCAGCATGAAAATCATAATCACTCAGCCGACAGTTTGCGGCGGTAATCACGTCTCCATTGACGACGTTATCGATGCAACTGAATCAGACGCTCGTATGTTAATCCGTATCGGGAAAGCGGATACATACAGCGAGCCGCTGCCTACGCCGAGTGACAATGACGATCAGGGGCCTTTGATTCCATCCCGTATAGCAAAGGCCCCTCGCCGCAAAGTCAGCCGTTCAAAAACTTCAACCACAAAATAATCTAAGACCATGAGTATTCCTACTAAAGTAACTTCGCTGACCAATGTGTCAGTCCTTCCAGCGTTTCTTCGCGTAGCCGCCGTAGATGGTGCCGCGATTGACCTGTTGCCATTTAATGGCAAAGTCGTAGTCGTCGTCAACAGCGGCAACATCACATCAGGCGCGACAAACTCAACGTTTCCGATTTCGCTGATGACCGGTGCTACCACTAGCATCGGCGATGCATCGGCCGCTACGCTGGATACCACCATCACAGCAACCAACGTGGGCTCTTTGCAGACTGCCGAGGTTGACACGCGCAAAGCCGATCGTTATTTGTTCGCTCGCTGCACGATCACCGGTGGCTCAGATCCCGCGTTTCCGATCTCGATCAGCTTGATCGGATCACCGCAAACAGCATAATTTTCGTTAGGGGTAACGAGATCGTAAATACAGCGGAAGGAGCGTCTCGAAAGAGGCGCTCCTTTTTTATGCACACACGCCTTGACAGACCTGCACACACACCGCAAGGTCGAGCTGTAGCAATTCCGCTGCACACACACAGACATTATGAGCACAGACACGAAATCCAAATTCAAGAAGGGCGACCGCGTAAGGTTTACATCGGCACCACCACACACCCCCGAAATCCTTGGGCAGACCGGAACGATAGACGAAGACGAAAGCACTGTTCCTTTCGTTATTACCGACGAAGGCGAGCGACTCGCAATATGGGTGCATCACATGGAGCTAATCACAGCCAAACCCGAGCAGCCCGCAGCCACCGATCTTGACCAGCAGCCCGCAGAGTCGCCCGCAACCTTTAAACCATCCTTGCCGCTCTCACCCGCGCTAGAAGCTACCGAAGAACCTACCCGCAGCTTCACAAAGCCCGCGCTCACTGCCGAAGCCCGCGCATTCGTAGAGCAGCACTTCCCCGTAGACTCACATGGCAAAGGTGATTACTACCGTCAGCTCGGCGTATTCGCTGAGTTCATCGAGTCTGTATTCCCCTAGCTACCCCACAGCCCCGCAGCAATGCGGGGCTTTTTCGCGTCTTGCCATTTCAGCGTATCCAGTCCACAACTACACGCATGAGCGATTTTGACGACTTCTTTTCCATCGCCGCACCCGAATTCTCGGCTGAGATGGACGATCCTATCAGCTTCGGCAGCGACACCGCAGCAAAGGTTGATTGCACGTTTGACGCGCTCGAAATGTCTACGGGGATCGAGCGATATGGCGATACCGAAAGCATCACGGCCCGCGCTGTCGTCGCGATGGCTTCCCTTAATACCGTGCCCAAGCAGAAGAGCCGCGTTTACCGCCACAAGACACAGAAGACCTACTACGTCGTCAGCGTGAGCACGGACGCGGGACACGTAGAGCTGTCGCTTACCGACGAGGGAGCGAAACGCGGTAATGGCTAAGGGTAAAACAGGAATCACGCTCGACGATAGCGTCTATCGCCGTAAGATCAAGGAGATGGCTAGGCGACTCAATATCGTTGAGCGCGACCTAGTGCAAGAGCAAGGCGCTCTACACGCGATCGATATGGCCAAACGCACGCCGCCGTTCGTGCGGTTCCCTGGCGGCAAGTCCATCGGCACGAAAGCTGATTACATCCAGGGCGTCGAAGCGATCAGCCAAGACCTACTCAATATCTGCCGACCCAAAGACGCCGGGCTAATTGATTTCTGCGTCAAAACATTCGGGGTCGGATTCACGGACAAAGAGATTAGAGGCCGTGGCGGGCGCATAACCCGATACTCCTACGCCCGCATCGGCAGAGGGATGCAAGACATCTACCAATGGCACGAGTCGCACCGACAACCGTCCTCGGGGCGGACGTTCTACAGGGAGAGCATCAATACGATGTGGGTAGACGAGGACATGCTTGACGACTATATCGCATGGCGCATCCTTGCCATCGGCACCGCAAAGGCGTCGTTTTTCGGGGCGGCAAAGAAGCTTGACCCAGGTAACAAGACGCGCGCGCCCGTATGGGTTAAAAAACACGTCGCCAAATCTGGCGGCACTGGGCGAATCGTAGTTGATTCCAAAGGCCCGACAGCAACATACTCAGCAAGCGCTGCGGGCATACAGGTTCCGCTGCGCAGCATCAGAAGGGTTACGAGCAATCGGCTAAAGTCTATGGTTAAGCGGATGAAATACCTCGCTCGGCAGTCTGCAAAGAAATCAGGGTTTAAGTAGAGTTCTTGACTTTCAATTCTGTATCCATAAAACGGATACACAATGGCAGCAACATCCGAGCAGCAACTTTACAATTTCGAGGGCAACATGGAGGCATCGTTTCGCGCATGGCTACAGGCTAAAGCGCTCGAAACGACTGTATCGGAAGCCACCGAAACCGCCGACGACAACCTGATCTACGCGCAGTTCCAAGTCGGCACTAGCACCGAGCACGTGGGCTACAAGGCCGACGGCACCACGCAGGAATACGATCAATACGCCTGCACCGTATCAATCGTCATACGCACACGCAGGCACTCAGAGGACGAGAGCTCAACCGCAAGCATCAACACGCTGCATCAAGAGCGCGTCGGCTTAGTCCGCAAGTGGCTTTCAGTCTCGCAGGCGCGCGGCGGGGGTAACCTTGAAGGCTTTCTTACTCTCTACGAGTTGCAGTTCCTCGTCCCGCAGGCTGCCGAATACGACGTTGAAGCCCCCGACACGGACATCACGACGCTCAACTTTGCAGGTCAATTTTCAATCTTGCCAAATGCGTGGCCTGTATCATGATTCTGGATACACCGCATTTTATAAACTCACAACCAACCACGTAATACCATGGCCATTCCATTCCCATCAGTCGCTAATCTGCCCCAAGGCTTTGAGAGCGTCACCATCGACAGCGTAGCCTACAAGGTTGACGCCGTGTCTCTCGCATCCGAAGAAACGCGAGTCATTGAGCGCACCGACGAAAACGGTGACGCCTCTGATTTCATGCTTCGGGTCGCAGCCGGAAAGATCCAAGGATCTATAACGCTGCAACGTGCCTTGACTACTACCGCTTTTCCGCCCGCTGGTGAAAGCTTCACTTACGACTACGATCGCAGCGGCACTGCCTCTACGCTCGTTACAACTGGCGTTACCAATAACCGCGACAAGGACACGTTCGACACTTTCGAGGTGCCCGTGCTCCTAAGCGAATACCAAGCATAACACTATGACAATCGAACTAACACAAACACGCAGCATTCGCGGAGTCTGGCAAAAAGTCGGCACAGTTCACACCATCTCCGACGGGGTTGCACAGCAGCTCATTGACGGAGGGTTCGCGAAGGTAGTAAAGCCCGCGCCGAAGCCCGCAGCCTCGGTAAAGTAACCAAACGACAACCGCTTTTAACCCTCGTTCGCCCAGTGCGGGCGGGGGTTTTTCGTAACCTATAATGCCAACCATAAACCAACTCAGCGAGCATTACACCGCAGAGCGCGAGCGCATCATTGAGGCTCGCCTCATGTCGTGGTCGTCTGTTTACGGCGTCTCGTCTGTATTGGGAATCTCGATACACCCGTTGACGATGCTAGCTTGGGTTGACCTCAAGGTGAGCGGCAACGCGTTTGTCAACGCAACCGAGCCCAGCGATCCAGACGTGTTCGCTTATCTATGGCGAAACAGCACAGCATACGATTCCCGTAGGACGGTGAGCGCGTGGTGGGCTAAGCGCCGCGTCCGTAGGGCAATACGCCGTTCCGACCTCGTGGAAGTCCTGACAACCGTATACGAGCACGTAGCTGAGGCATTCGACGAGTCACCGCAAACAGCAACCAAGGGTAGCGGCGTGCAGCGCAGTAACAAGATGCCTGCGATCGAGGGATGCATTAGCGCGACTGACGAGCTGGCCAGCCGCTACGGTTGCACGCCAGACACGATTTGCAAATGGCCTATGAGTAAAATATTCCAGTGCCAGAAGGCAGCGCGAATTGCGACCGTGCCAGAGTATGACCCACTTGAGCCAGAATCGCTGCGAGAAATATCAAGCGCTATCCTTGAAAAACTTAATGAACCGCAAACAGAAGGAACAGACTAATGGCACGCGAAGATATAACGGTAAGATTTAATCTTGATGAATCAGGGTTTAAAAATGGCATTAAGCGCGCTGGCCGAGCAATGAATAAATTTCGCAAAGAGATCAGCGGAAAGGTCGGAATCGCGCTGGCAGGTGTGTTTTCAGTTGGGCTAATTAAAAATATAATTGGACTTGGAACTGCTGCAGCAGAAACGGCATCTAAGTTTAAATCGGTATTTGGACCTGCATCATCCGCAATGAATAAGCGAGTGCAAGAGTTGCGAAAAACGATACCGAGCACTACCGCAGAGATGCAAAATTCGCTAGCCACATTTGCGCAAATGGCAACTGCATTCGGAATGAACTCGACTGCCGCAAATATGTTTTCCGTGGAAATGGTCAAAATCGCTGGCGACATCGCAAGCTTTAACGATCTACCCATCGAAGATGCGTTTACTAAGATTCAGAGCGCGATCAGTGGCGAATTTGAACCGATGAAGCAATTGGGAATCGTCATCAATCAGGCTAGGCTCAAGCAGGAAGCGTTAAATCTTCAAATCTACAACGGCGTAGGTCAAATGAACGCTGCTCAAAAAGCATTAGCAGTCCAATCAATACTGATACGCGACATGGGGGATGCCAACGGAGACGCTGCACTGACCGCCGATAGCGCCTCAAATCAAATCAAGTTTTTGAAAAAAAGCATTTTCGAGATGGGGACGGACATAGGGGTAACTGCATTGCCAGCGGTTCTTGAACTAACAAGAGGCATATTTTTTCTGCTGAGAAAAACAAAAGAATTTACAGACTTTGCAGGATCTACCGTGGGGCAATTGATATACGGACCTACAGAAGAAACATTAGAAAGGCAAAGGAAATCGAAGCAGTTACTTGATGCGCAGGCGCAAGCGACCAGGGAATTGTCCAGCGAGGGAAAGCTCTACAAACAAGGGATGTTTGAGGGGACTTTATGGACTAAGGGACTGTCTGAAAAGCTAGATGAAAACAAGAGAAAGATTAAGGAGCGAACTCAATTAATAATTGATGGACTGGCCAAGGAAAGAAAGGAATCTGAGAAAAACGAAGTTGATAGGGTAAAGAAATCAGAAAAAGAAATCAAAGAAGCGTCAGACCTAACAGATGAGTTAAATGAGCAGATCGAGGCCGAAACCAACCCTGCCAGAAAGGCGGCGCTTGAACAACGACTATCAGCATACAAGGCATTGCTTGAAGCAGCGGGAGAGTTGAATGGTATTGAGACCGTCAAACCGAAAGGATCTGGCGCAATCGGTGATGATGATGACAGCCCATCAACGGGAGGCGATATAGAGCGGCAAAAAAAGCTGATGGACATGAAGCTTGCCGCGCTCAAAGCGGAGACGCGAGGGGAAGACGCATTGGCTGAGGTAATAAGAAATCGAATAAAACTAGCCGAGCGCATACTCGAAATAATGAAGGAAACTGGCGCGACCCAGCGCGAGGCGACCATCATAGCCAACAAGCAGGTCAAGGCTGAGTTATCAACGGGTGGCAGATCCAACCAACCAAGCGGCGGAATCAGATCTGGCGGCGGAATCAGATCTGGCCGCATTAAGAGCATCCTGCCTGCCACTCGTGAGTCACGCTTCAGCCGTGCTGCACAAGGGGCAAGTGGGATGAATCAATCTACAAAAAGCGGGGGGTCAAAGCCAGACAAACAGTTGACCGTTGCTGAAGAGTCAGCAAGATCCTTGAAAATCATTGAAACGGAATTACTCAAATGAGCATACCATACAATCACCAAATGACAGGCGTTAAGTCTACAGGCGGATACCCTCAGTATCCGCTACAGTCCGTAAATGACCTAACCCATGTTGTGTATAATATCCAGTGCAAATGCCTTCGGGCTGATTACGTAGTCCCTGCGCTAACCGACACCTTAGCAAACGCAACAAGCTCTAAAATAGTCAATCCGCCATTCGCAAACGGGAACGCTTATTTTGTTGGAGACATTTCTTTTGCAGATTCGGACGGCGGTCTAATGACGTTCACACGTCAATTTTCGACAGTGCCAGCAAACCGCTCAGGTGTTTATTCCGGTTCAATCAGCTTTCCGTTCCCATCGACTCAAGGAGTATACTACACGCCGCCCGCGACGAAAGACGCCGCTGAAAGTGATGATAACCTGTGGGAATTTCGCGAAGATAAAGCTTCAGACACAAGCGCCGGGGCTCTGTATATTGATTACGTATATTTCCTAGCCTCATCGCCTCCAACGATTAGCACTGTTTTTAAATCATCACAGACGGGGTTCGTAACCGACGGCGGAAGCGGATCATTCTCTAATGCTAAGGCTTTAAATGGCGACTCATTTACAGGGTCATATTCGGTTGGACAAACTACGCCGAGTGCTTCTTCTTACGCTTTAGCCGTTGCAAGTGGCACCCTCAAAAATGTTGACGTCAGGGTCAATCGATATATGGGAAATATCTTCGTTATGGAAACCCACAAGACCGCAGCCAAATGATTATTAACGAAGATGAAGTGAAGGGATGGGGAAGCTTCCGAAGCGTATTGAAAAAGCTGATACGCTCAGTCAATCGCACGACTAAGATTTCCATCAGCCGAAATGATTACAACGACGGAGTTACTTACTCCGGTGATGCGATTATACTCAATATTTCCAAATCAAAAGAATCAAGTCCGGGCGTTAGCAGTTCTGGACTAAGTGGAGTGAATATAATATGGGCAGACCTCACCGAAACATTCATTCCCGTTGCCGACATCTTAGAAGATTATGATTCTGAAGATTATTGGTCAATCGTGCTGGCAGTCTCAAACAACGCATTTGACCCTGAATTGGTAAGCTATGATGACGGGGAAGACTTGTGGGACGATACTGGAACTGATCAAACTCTCTACCGCTTGCGTGTGATTGCACCCAACGACGACGGCGACCCCGTAACGATTTCCAACTACGGGCAATTTCGGGAAGAAATCCTCTGCGTGGATGGCAAACCGGTTAACATTTTAATCTAATGACTGCACCAATCTCACAACATTTCATGACTAGAGGCGCAGGCAACGGTTTCACGTCGTGTTTGCAAAAGGTGTATGTGTCTAATTTCGACTTTTGGACCACACTGTCAGGCGTCAGCAAGGTGTCACCAACAACATCTGATGCACTAATCCAAGAGTCATACATTTTGGCAATGAACTTGTTTTGGAATATGGAAAAAACGAGTTTTACCGCAACTACAGTGGGAACATCAGGAACGCATCTTGCATTTATAGAGAATCCGAAAGAAAGAGTATGTGAGAGTAGTCTGTATAATTTTGTCGATATTACTAGCGATGGTGGTGGCCAGACGACCCTCTATATAAGAATGTGGCTAAGAATAGTGCGCATGTATAATGGTGTTACTACCGATGAGGTTAATTTTGTTGGTTACGGTCTGAAATCAGATCCTTATGACAGTGGCATTAGATATTCTACAAGTTGGTTTTTACAAGGTTTTCAACGTGAAGCTTCATCGGTAAGAGCTACTATATCTTCATATACCGACGACCATACATTTGAATCTAGTTCTTCACTTCCCCCAGGTAGGCAGACCATTGCTCAGGATATCGCATATACCACAGTTTCGGGGCTTCACGTTATTGGGTGGGCATATGCTAGATGGCGCACCGCTGGCATTACAAACGCACCCGCCGCCGACGCTACTGCCATGACCGCGTCGAATGATGACTCATCGTTTTCTTTAACCTCGATAGACTTCTACGCCTACCAACTTAACCCACCCACACCATGAGCACAATACGCAGCGGCATCTCACTAGCACGCGCACAGACGCAACTGACGGTGATACGGGATAGGGAAGCATTACTACGAGCCAACAAGGCGAAGTCAGTCCAGTAATACATATCAAGAGCGAGGCGTCTACGGAAGTGCTTTTCGCCATTGCGCCGCAGTAAACGCAAGATTGACATTTGCCGCCGTATCCGTTTTATGGATACATAATGGCAATCGACCTTTACATCAACACCGAAGCCCGCAGCCTCGAAACTGCAATCGTAACAGGCACCAAGCGGCCCACTGAGTCCGCCCGAATCCGCGAGTTCGTGCAGGGTGCCGATCAGGACTACATCTTGCACCTGATCAATGCCGACGGTAGCTACGACAGCCGCAGCGGTGACGAAGCCGTAGCAATGCGCGTAGGCGTGTCGGTGCGGGGCGGCACCGCCAAGACTGGCAAGTTCACCCTGACCGCTGGCGCAATCACATCAGAGGCTATCAGCTTCGGCGCATCGGCCTCTGCGCTTGAGGCGGCGCTAAACCGCATGAACTCCGGCGCAGGGCCATACAGTGACAAAGTGAAGGCGCAGAAACTCGGTGACGGCATGTGGCTCATTATCTTTGACACCGCTGGCGCTCAAGATGCGCTGGCCGCCGAAAGCCTCAACCTATTCCCTGAGTCTGGCGTCATCCCAAACCTCTACGTTACCGGCACGCCAACCATACGTTGCCAGCAGATAATCCGCGTAGCCCGGCAGCCCGCAATCTACAGCGAGACTTGGACAGCAGCGGGCACCACGTTTACGGGCACGCTAGACGCATCAACCGCCCGCGTGTCGCAACTGCTCAACGACGACTCAAGCGCGCAAGTCGTGTTCGAGGTCAAGGCCGACGACACCATCCTTTGCTCCGTCCCTTGCCGCATCCTGCCAGCCGTAGCCGACACTAGCGCATTCACCGGCGCAAGCCTTCCGACCCCTGTAACCGAGGCTTACGTGACCGCAGCCATTGCAGATGCGGCTCTTCCGGCTTCATCGGTCTCGACGTTCGGAGGAACTCTCATCGATGACCCCGACGCAGCGACCGCAAGGGCGACGCTCGGAGTTGATGCGGCGGGAACCGACAACTCGACCGACGTAACTCTCGGAGGTGCGGGAACTTATATCTCGATCGCCGGACAGGTCATCACAGTCGACCCGATCACCGAGTCCGACATCAGCGATCTCGGAGCTTACATCACCGGGATCACCGGGGAACCTCTCTCAGATCTCTCCGATGTCACGATCACCTCGATCGCATCCGGTGAGCTGCTCAAGTGGAACGGCTCCGCGTGGATCAATCAGACCTTGGCCGAAGCTGGGGTCGCGACAGCGGCTCAAGGCTCGCTCGCCGACTCCGCCGTACAATCAACAGACATCGACACATTGGCCGAGCTGAATGCGATCGTCGGAGACGCAACGCTCATCGACACCGGGGACTTTCGTCTCAGTGATGCTCGGACTCCCACGGCTCACACTCACACTGCAAGTGAAGTAACGGACTTCGACATTGAGGTTGCAAATAATTCTGCTGTTACAGCCAACACTGCAAAACTTACCGCTGACACAACTAACGTGACAGCCGCAGGTGCATTAATGGATTCTGAGGTGACTAACTTGGCCCAAGTCAAAGCTTTTGATACCACTGACTATGCAACAGCGGCTCAAGGCTCGCTCGCCGACTCTGCCGTTCAATCAACAGACATCGACACCATTGCCGAGCTCAACGCCGTCGTCACCGATGCCACAATCCTCACCACCGCAACCGGCTACACCCAAGCCGCTGCGGATGCGGCAATCACCGCAAGCCTCACGCTGATCGGCAACACGATATTCGTCGCCAAGACTGGCACCGACACCCGCACCGGACTTGACGACCACGACATCCGCAAGCCGTTTCTAACGGTCAACGCAGCGCAGGCAGTGGCGGGCAGTGGCGACACGATTATGGTGTTTGCGGGCGACTACAGCGCAGAGACCGCGCTCGGTGGCGTGGATGGCGTTTATTATCAGGGGATGGACGGCGCAACGTTGCCAGCGTTTAACGTGACGACTGGGATTACTGTTTACGGCAGCGGATTGGCGCAGTCGCTCACTTGCAATCATGCCAGCGCGATGATGAATTTTGCGCGGATGGATGCGGTTACTTTAATTTATTGCGATGGCGGCATGCAGACCGCAGGCAACGCTGGCACTTTAATTTATTGCGATGGCGGCGTGCAGACCGCTGGCAACGCTGGCACTTATATTGCTTGCGAGGGCGGCGAGCAAACTGCTGGCAACGCTGGCACTTATATTATTTGCGATGGCGGCATGCAGACCGCAGGCAACGCTGGCACTTATATTTATTGCCTCACCGGCGGCGAGCAAACCGCAGGCAACGCTGGCACTTATATTATTTGCGGGGGCGGCGTGCAGACCGCAGGCAACGCAGGCACTTATATTGGTTGCGCAGGCGGCGTGCAAACCGTCACTCACGCAAATTTAACCTCAACAGACCGCCCCGTAAGATTGTTAGGATCAGGCAGCCTCACCATCACAGGACGCATTGAATCAACAGAATCTGGCGGCGTAGTCGTTGATATTGCTAATAGCTGGAGCGGTTCGCTCAAGCTTGTTGACTGCAACCTGACCGCAACTACAGTAGCAACCAACGAGGCAACCAAGGGCATCAATTACGGAACTAGCGTGACGGGCGATGTGCAGCTAAAGAACTGCACACTTATCACAGCACAGAATGGTAACGGAACCGCCCGCGCAATTGCATCCCCAAGTGCACAGACAATATATCTACAGACACCATGCGCATCCACACATGATGCGGAGTCGACCATAACACCGACAGGTGCCGATCTATTTATTAATCCCAACTTCACCGCGTAATGACTACTGCAAGAAAATCTAACTCAACCTTTAGTCCTGTGCTTACCGCAGAGGATATACGGACTACAGCTTTCCCGAGAAACTACCCGGGTATTATTGCTTTAATAACAGGCGGCGCTGCTATCACCAACACCGCATTCACCGTGTAGCCGACCGCCGCGAATCACTTTGACAAAACGTATCTATAATCCTAATACACTACCATGAGCCAACTTCCCGCACTCACTGCCAACGGCAGCACCACACCAATCGCCGCAAACGGCGCTTACACACTCTCCGCAGCTGGCACGTTCGACAGCGCGACCGTAATCATGCAAGCGTCATGGGACGGCGGCACCACATACCACGACTTGACTGACTCCAACGGCACGGCGTTTGCAGCTACGGCCAACAAAGCCGAAAACATCGATGTGGCAAAGTGCCTATTTCGCGCAACCATGACCGACGCAGGCGCATCTTCCAGCGTGATCGTTTCAATCGTAACCTTCCGCGATCTCCGCTAATGCCAGTGCAGCCCATAGTCCGCAGCATCGTCCGCCCGACAGTCGCCGGCATCGTTCGCAGTTTCGGCAGTTCGTTTGTAAGTCGCTTCGGCACTGGCCTTACCGCCGCCTACTTCCTCGCCGACCTCGGCAGCAAGCGCGGGACGGTGGACTCAGCCACGAACCCAGTGTCCCGTGATCGCCGCAATAGCGACGGCGGCTTGCGTGCGTTTACGGCAGCGGATATTAAGAGCGGCACGGCTTTGGACTACGTGAATAACGGGACTACTGGGCTGTATGGTAACACAATGTATTTTAGCGGCGCAGATACAGAAACTGGGCACATAGCAGGCACCTCAATTAGTGACCCTTACGGCTTTAGTGGAAAAACAAAAATTGAACTACGTGGAACATTTATTGCAGGGAAACTTTCTAATAGCCAAACAAATTTCCTGTTTTCTCAGGCAGTGTCAGCGACTAGTACGGGTGTTGCCACTGGGATTACGACCAACAATAAATTTAGAATTGCTGGCAGAAGTATAGTTTCAGATGGGTTTAACTCTTTAGAGCACGCGACTATTTTAGTAGTTGGCAAAGCGTATGAATATCGGGCATATCTAGATTTTACAAATGACCAATTAGGGGTAGCGTTGAGAGAAATTGATTCTGGTAACAGTTTTGCGTATGAAACTTCTTCGGTATCTTTTGGCAGCAATTCTTATACTCCAGGCTCCCCCTCGGTAGATGTTACATTTGGTTTTTTAGATTCTGTAGCAAACACCACATTTAACGGTATTGCAAAATTTACGGAAATCTGGACGAATAACACTTTAGTTTCGTCTTACAACATTACGTCAAATCTTGCCTCTGGAGCAGAGGATCAAACTGGGTCAGTCGATCTAACAGTCAACGGCTCTCCCGCGCTATACTCAGGGCAACCGTTTGGCAGCGTGCAGGCCAAGTTTTACGACGGTCTCGCAGGAGCCAACGACGCAACGCAAGCAACCGTTGCCAACATGCCAAAGACCGTAGTGGCTGGCGCAAGAGTAGTCGATGGCAATGGCAACGCCTCGACGCTGTGGGATGGCACGGACGAGCTTACGTTTACCACTGCATTTACTGGCCTCACAGCCGCCAACGTTTACGCCGTCACCGACAACGGCGGCACCGTCACGCTCGATACGATTACGGCGTTTGATATCAGCGGCATAACGACCATGACCGCTCTGCTCGACTCGCTAACCTATACCAAAATCACGGCGGTAATCATCGCGCCAGACAACGCAAACCAAGCCGCCATTCAAGCCGATCTTAACCGCCTTTACGGAATCTAATGCACCTACCATTCCCCAACGTCACCGCAGCCCAAGCGCGAAACCACAGCGAATACCTGCACCGCGCAGGGCTAACCGTAGCCATCCCAGGCGACCCGCTTTATTGGTGGCACATGTCGGTAGCCGACGATGGACGCGCCGCGCTAATGGTAGATGCTGCTGACATGCCCCGCGCTGAGTTTGATGATAACGGCGAGGCGACGGGAAATCTTACGCATCACTGCCTGACCGCTGCCGAGGTGCGGGCGCTGGTTGAAACGCTGCCGGAAGGCTGGAACGAGGAGCAAGGAATCTAACATGCCAAACCAATCTGACACGACCCAAATCCCGAACAAATACGCGAGCTTACTGCTAGTCGGATCGCTACTATTTTTGGGAATGGTCTCAATCTACGCAGGCAACGAAGCCCACGACCTCAAAAAAGCCGTGCAGGCGAGCAGCATGGCAGACGGGCGACAAGACGCGATGATTGACGCGATCCTGCAAACGCAAGCGGACGGCAAAAAGGCCACCGAAAAACTGACTGATGCCGTGATCGAGCTGACCATTGAAATCGCCAAGATACCAATCCCAACGCCATGACACTCCGAAACATCACAACCCTTTTTACTGTATCCATAATCCTGATACTGGGCGCAGGGTGTTCGAGTGTCGGACTCCAGAGCAAACGCATTTTCCAGGACACCGTGGCCGCGCCCGTGGTCAAGGAGGTTACCGAGGACATCCGCCAAGCAGCAGACTACCTCTCAAAGTCCGTAGAAGAGCCTACCGAGGCAAAGGGCGTAGCGATAGACCTCTCGCAGCGTGTCGGCCCGCCTGAGCGTCCTATCAACGCAGCAAACGACGTTTCCGCCGCACTGACTAAAGGTAACCAAGCGCACGAGGATGATCTAGCTGACTTGATGACATGGCTCGACAAGCGCGAAGGCACCGCACTGGAAGGCACTGGACTGTCGCTATGGGGCGCAGGCGGCTTTGTCGTCGTGCTACTGATCGTCGTCGCGTGCGTGCTAGTCCCCGCGCTAATCCCGCTCGTCATACAGCTCGTGCAGACCATAGCAGGGACCTCGCGCGCAGTGCTACGGCAGACCGGTGCGGCGATGGTATCGGCGATCAGCGAATGGGAGGTCGAGAACCCGACCGAAGCCAAAGAGCTCAAGGCGCTCCTGTCGCGCAAAATGGATACCAAGAGCAAGACGATCGTCAAGAAACTCAAAGCTGGCCAGCTCTAGTGCCAGCGCCCACGCAGCGACAACTGCACTGGCATTGCGCGAAACAGCACCTCAAAGCACGCCGCCTGCGACTATGCCTCCACGAGCTAGTCAAGGCGGCTTTTCCGTCTCTGCGGTTGCCGCTGTGACTTACAGGTTTTTCTCAATCCGCGCCATCTCCGCAATCCGCGACGGCTTATCAACCACAAACCAGAAGGCCCGCGCAGCCCGCACGAACGCGCCGATCCACGCCCACGTCACGACAGCCGAGAACTGCATGGCCTCGCCCGCGGTGTTTTCGCCGGTGAACACCAGCTCGATGCCGTCTAGGGTCAGCGCGAACTTCGGCACGTTGACGCGCCGGAATCTGTATTTGTGCGCTTCACTCATGTTCGCCCTCTGCATCTAAAATCGCGTCAATGTCAAACCGGCTCCAGCAGTCCAACCGATCAAGGGAGTGAGCGCTTTCGCTTAGCAGCCAGTCCAGCCGCGCCCGCTCAGCAGCAAGCTCAGCCTCGGCGGCGTGCATGCGCAGCTCGATCTTGCGGCAAAACGCGGCGTTGATCGTGTGCGCATAGCCGCGCCCCTCGTCGATGAGCTGGCGGTCGGTCAGCGGTGTGGTGGTTGGCGTGCTCATAGTGATTCGAGAATCTCCTTACGGTTAGTGATTGCGTGCGACATTGCGGCTTTCCACCCTGCGCGGAAGTGCTCACTCAAATGGGGAAACGAATACGCGCCCCCTTTTGAGTGAGCCATCCACGCCACATCGATCGCGCACGGCGCAACGTATGCGCGGATGCGGCAGTGCTCGGGGAAATGCTCCTGCGCCCATGCGGTGCGCACGTCAACGGCGTAGTGGCGACGGGCGGTTTGAATGCCGAAGGGTGCGTTAAATCCGCCAACCCATTGACTGCGTGAATCCACCATGTAATATTGCCCTTCTGACTCGGGGATGTCTTTGCCAAGTCCCACATACGCCATCCACGGCTCCAGCTCGGGGCAGCCGTCTGGCGCGCGGCACGGGTCAAGCTCGGTCACGGCGTAGCAGTGCCGAAAGCTACCGCCTGCCTGGTAAGGATAGTGATTATTCCTCGTGTAGATCGCGCTAAGTGTGCGGATTTCGTAATCTCCGTGAGTCTTACTGTCGCGAAATGCCAGCTTTTCGCCAGCTTCCGCAAGCCTCAGTGCTGCCACTATGTTAGCGACTAGCGCGTATGTTTTGATTGTTTCGTTTTTCATAGTCGTGTGTAGTTGATTTGTGGATACGCTCACAGGCCCGCCCGCCACGACATGACCACGACGTAGAGCGCAGCGGCAGACGGGGCGAGCAGGCACGCACAGAGCGCGTAGAGTGCGAGTGTGTAGATCACGCGTGCGCCGCTCTCCTCGCGCGTGCTGTGCGGTTGTTGATGCTTTGCGGATGGATGCCGAGGTCGGCAGCGACGGCAGACGGACGCTCGCCATTGCCGACGCGGATCATTGCGGCGTCAACCGTGCTGGATGCGGAGCGGTGGCGGCCGCTATCTGTAACGTCGCCAGTGCGCATTAGAAGCTCCATCTTGAGCTTGAGGCTGTGGGCGTAATCCATGCAGTGGGATTCGCGGGAGTGATTCATGTGTAGCATTTTCGTAGTGGGTTCGGTGTGTGTGTGCGTCAGCTGAGTGCGTCCGCTGGTGTGACCCTGCGGGGTGTGTGCAGGTCTGTCAAGCAATTGTGTGCAAGTTTCGTATTTATTTACTGATAGCTAATATCCAATCCCAACGCCTGCGCGACTACGTGCTCAGCCACCGCACCCTTAGAGTGCTCCCATCCCCGCAGCATGTAGACGACATCGACGCAGAGCAACTGCGCGATCGACAGCCGCATATACTGCGCGTGAGCGACAGCAGTATCGCCGTCGTAGTTGACCGCAGGGTCGATGACCGCGTAGCCTAGCAGCCGCCACTCGTAAGCAGCAGAGGCGAACGCGGGGCGATTGTGGAGCGGGATACCGGTGATGGGGCCGCTGATGTAGATGATGCGTGTTTTCATAGTGCTGGTGTGTTCGCGGAATATGCGCATTACTTCTTATGGTCGTGATGTTTTAAACGACATAGAGAATCCTCCGAAGAGGGAATTGAATTACGTAGCTTGGACTTTTTCCCTGGGCTTTGTTGTCTTTGTTTTTGGAGCACTATGGAAGATACTGACGCTATATGACTTACTACCATCATAAGCAATCCATACCCCATTAACAACCAAGGGACTAACCAGTCGAGCGACTCAATAAATTTCGCTAGGCTCATTTAAGAGTCCTCTCTACGGTTCTCAGAATGAAAATCTTCAGCTCTAACCCAAACCTCGGATTTATACTTAAAGAATCTGCCCCCGAAGGAGTTGTCGTAGATTTTGATCCGCCCGTCATTTGCCGATCTGCCGAAATCACCCCAGCCGAATTCGTAATTGCGCTTAAATTTGCCCTTGATGTCGATGTGAAAACGGTAGCGATGTGGCTCCTGTCTGAGTCTAAGCAAAAAATAAAGAGCATAAAGACAGAGAGCAATCTGTCCGTAAATATAGACCTCAGAGAGATGGAGCTTGCCATCTCCATGGAGAAAAAAACTACCAAAAAATACTATAAAGATTAATCTTTTCATAATGTTACCTTTTCCTTGTTATCGTTGCGTTAAAAATCCTAGAACCAGTCAGGCTGAGAGGCTGCGTTCGTGCCTCACTTGCTCTCACCTTCCTTGTTCTGACAATTAAACCTACGGGCTTTCCCTTTGTGCGAAGCGAGCAAACCATCTTGTCCGCATCGTATTTGGCCTAGTGCGTTACCAATGGCCATTTCAGCGTCTTCCACGGTAAACAAGATTTGCCCATCCAGTAGCCAGCCGCAGACATATTCCGCTATCTCAAATTGAGAGAATCGCGGTTGATTTCGGCGAGGATCAGAACCAATCGGTTGTATTAATTCCTTTCGTTCATTATTCACTACAGTCATTATACACCTCCACGTTCGCTACCCTTTGAAGTTGACCCGAGCCTTCGGCATAAGCCGTCCTTCCCTCTGCGCCTCCATGCGCTCGCTGTCGCGGTCAGGCTCGCGCTCGATGAACGCGGGGCGACCGTATGGGCTGAGGCGGGCGCAGTGTGTGGGCTGCTCGGTGGGGGGTGGCTGTTTGTCGGTCATAGTTCGTATGTGTGTGAAATTGTCCACCAGCCGCGCTCCCCCGCACTTCCTCGCGGTGTACTGCATATGGGATTAACAGACCCTTCGGGGGGCTACTGGTGGGAGCATTGACAGACTGCGCAGATCGCGCGGAGGGAAATAAAAACCTCGCCTGTAAATGCCCGTAAAATGGTGGTAAAGAACGGTGCCGTCTTTCCGGCTGCCATGCCCCCAACATGCGCCGACCTGCACAGGTGTCAAGCGTTTGTGTGCATATTTCTCAAATAAATATTCGCACCCCTACTCAGCCGTAATTCCCCGCATCCGCAGAATCGCCGCCATTGCGCCCGCCCGCTGCGACGCCTTCCGCGCCTCGCTCTTCCGCGCGGCCTTGACCTCGCTCGCCCGCTGCGCCTGGTAGGCTACGAGTTCATGGTCGATGTAGCCATCAATGACGGGCGGCAGCCCACGGTCGGCTCGCTGTTGCTTGCGCTCGGCGGCCTTCGTCGCCTTTTCCCAGTCAGTCATTCGCGGTCGTCCCATGACGGCACTTTCTAGCGTGGTATGCGGCGCGTCAAGCCATTGTAATAAGAAATATGGCAATAGGGCTTGTATTTAGATTCTGAATACACACAGTGACAGATGCAAAGACGGTTTCGTAGTCGTTTTCGTGTGTTAAGCGCCCCACCCTTTATTCGGTGGGGCGCTTTTTTTTCGTATAAGGTATTGACACGCGGGTAGATTGCTGCATTTGTAGGCGTATCAAAAAGATTCGAAGCTTTGCAGGCACGAACAGTTTTCCCGTCCTAGTGACAATTTTAGAACCTCGGTTTTCGCCTGCAAAGCGCCGAGGTTCTTTTGGTCTCAGTTTATAGGAGCAAGCGGTGAGATCCATTAGCCCGAGTCCTACGGTGCAGTCGTCAACTCATAACTGGGGACTGCTTAATACGGATTCGATGACCGCTTCAGGAATGTCATCGCGTGCACTACCCTGCTATCATG